TCCCATCGCGGTTTCAGCAGCGCTTTAGTAAAGAACACAATGCAGGCGAAGTGTCCGAAACCGTAGTCCCAGCCTACCCAAACAGGTTGCCAGTCTTCGAACAGGAAGTCTGACGCCGGCCGGACATGTCGCTCTGGTTCCCAATTCTCGAAGAACTGCCCGCTAACCGACTCCATGTTTCCCCAGCGGATTTTGTCGCGCAGTGGGCTTTTCTCAAGACCGTTGACATACTCTCTGTCGTCGCGATAGATCGGGTTGTCATCTACAGTCGAGTGGAAGTATTCGTAGTCGGCAGCATCGAACTTCTCAACGTCCATACCGTGAATCGGTTTGCGGTCCTTCCAAAGCTTCTTAATCCATGACCAGCCAATGCCCATCGGGTTAGTCGCGGCTCCCATGCTTGGCCGCGAGCCTGGTATCGGGCATCGGTTGCGATTTGAGAGCGCATCCCAAATTGCGAAAGAGAACTCGCCCAACTCTTCGAACCCGATAAACACATACTCGGTCGAGAGGTATTTCCCGACATCTCTTTCCCGCTCGCACGCAGCAAAGCGGAGAGTACTTTGCAACGTCTTGCCGGTAGGCTTGCCATCTTTGTCGAGCTCCGCTTGTGGGTGAAAATACACAATTCGTTTTGTTCGATTAAAGAACTGATAAACCCAATGCGGGACATCTCTGTCAAACTTATCAATAACCGTACGCTCCAGGTCTGGCACCGTCTTACGCAGAATGATGCTGTCCGAACCAGGATATTCAAGCGCATGAAAGATTGCTTCCATTAATAGTGGCCGCGACTTGCCAGAACCGAAGCCTCCGACTTGGAGCCGGAACTTTGCGCCGGACGTGTGAAACATAATCTGTTTCGGCCACGGTTGGTAAAACGATGTGATGCTACGGGATTCGCTGCTAGGTTCTGTTGCGGTAGGGCTCACGGAAGGAATGCTATCACGAGAAATGCTCGGGGGATTAACTGCGCACCCTGTTAGAACGCGTGACGCGATGGTCGAACCACCGAAGGCGTCAAATCCCCCGAACAGCGCAGTATCTGCCCTCACCGGACAGTTACGAAGCGGAGTCTATCACGCCTGGTTTGCAGGATTGACGGCTAAGGCTTTCTTTGCGAAGAAGCAAGACTCTTCTAACTTCGTGCGGGCCAGAGCTTTTTCGCGTGATGGTCCCGTTCCTACACATTCCTCAATTGCAGTTGCCAGATTCTCGTAGGCCGTCGCGAGTAAGGCAGCTTTCTTGAATCCTTCTTCGTTCAGTTTGTGTACCTCAAACAGTGGGTCCATTCACTTCTCCTTGTTCCTCCGGCTTTGCAGAGGAAACTGTAGGCACAGCGAACGGACCAGCGCTTGCGCCGGCAGGCTTTGCACTGGCTGCTAACGCCGCAAGCCGCTCTTGAATCCCCTGCGCGATAGCAGTGTTGATTCTCGCGTCTATCTCGCCGCGCACTTCCGCTAGACTCAGCCCACAGTTCGAACAGAAGTTGATGGTATTCATTTGCGGCCCGTTTGGCGTGTTCGTCATTCCATTCTGGTACACGCTCAGTTTGTGCCCTTGTTTCGCGCACAGTTCAGTTGCAATCGAAACCGAGCGCGCTACTTCTGGACATGCGTTTAGGTTCTCGTTCATTGTTTTCTTCCTTCCATGATAGATGAATTTGAAATCATTTGGTGCCAGTTCGACTAACCGAAATTCGATAGTGGGGTACCGCTGTTCTACGCTGTCCGCAACTTTCTCCATCATTTCGCTCAGTTGGTCCGCAGTCCATCCGCGTTTCGGTCCAGCATTCTTGCGCCACACAATATCTTTTTGATCGGGCAGGCAGACCGACACTTTCATATCGCGCCACAACCACTCTCCTAATTTGCTGCGCTTCATTGTCGGCCCGCCTGCGCCCATTCCAATAGTTGTCTGTTGTGCTCCCGCATAGCTTCTTGAAACTCCAGCGAACACCCAGGGCATAACGGAACAGATTTACCGCCGAACAGGATTGTAGTCCACCCCGTTTTCTTGGGGTTGCTCTTGCCTCGCACGGCTTTACAGCGGACACATTTCCACTTCACAACCACCTCAACTTTATGCGCCCGAGTAACAGCGCAGGCACATCGCACCAGGTGAAAGCCCGGTTAGCGTACTGCCATCCTCGCGGCCCTTTGGTGTAAACCACTATCAGTATCAGTTTTTTCTTTCGCTTCTTTCGAGTGTCTAGGTATATCGCCAGCAACAGACAGCAGCCAATCCCAAACAGAAACCCAGCTATGTTAGCCAAGAGCAGCATCAGTTTTTCCGTATCCCAGCCTGCAGCCGGTCAATATGCTCTTGCAACACGCGCGTCCATTCAAGCATACCCTCAGAATCGCTTTCCAAGTTCTCTCGCACTCGCGGAGGATACCAGAAGATTATTTCTCCACGGTCTTGCATCACGATCATTACCGGCAGACGACGAGACGCCAGAACCTCAAGCACAAGCCGACCTTCGGCAGTGTGGATTAGTTCGTCTAGGTCTAGATCGCTCACTTGATTTTCCGCTGTTGGCGCAAAGCATCGCGCTTTCTTGAAACTATTTTGTAGCAGGTTTGGCACATCTCACTGCCTTTACTCTTTAATTCTGTGCAGTTCGGAAGGAATCCACAGCGAACAACTTTGTAGCGCATGTATTTAGTAACGTGCGCCATTACTTTGCAAACCTCGATTTCTTCTCGGACTTCACAGGTCCACCGTACGGAATGTAATTTGCTTTGCGCCAGGTCAGACAGAAGGAACATAGGCAGGTATGCCGGTTAGATGTTGCGGAGTGCTTCGGGAGAAGGTCGGGAGACAGACCACGCGCCCACACGTCTAATTCATCTCGCGGGATTGACGCGGCTACTTCGGCAAAGTTATCTCGCGTTACGTTCGCATCCGAGGATAGTTCGCCTGGTATGCTGTCCACTCGGTTCTCGCCGGTAGATCGGAGAGAAACGCCTGTTTGATTACCTCGTCTAGTGCTTCGCGGAGTTCTGTTTCCGCCTGGAGCTTTCGCGCTTCGCACACTTCCACCATTCCCACGTCCACCGCCAACAGTGCGCCGTCCAGAAACCTCACGGTCTGGAACCCCTGACAAGTTTTCAGTACTCGCACTTCCATTGTTACGCCCTGCCCTTTCTGGCTGGGATAGTGGCGCAACGAAATTCGTTCCGCCGCACTGCCTACGAATCCATTCCGACATGCTCATACCACGAAGGTTGGCCGCGCGTTGCCAATTCTCCATGTCTTCGTCATACACCCGAATAGTTACACTTTTCATCGGGTTTTCACTATAGAACTTGCGGTGTTTTATATTTAAGACTGGGGCCAGTTCCAAAATCAACTTCACTTCCAATACTCTTGCGCTCGCGGCATCCTCGCACCAACGTAACTCTAATCTTTCTATCGCCGCGTTCCGCAGAACTCGATTCGTGAATGGCCGAGCCAATCCGCGCGCTGACATTCCGACATAAATACATGTTTTGTCTCCCCATGCAATGTAGACCAGCGGTGAAAACATCTTAGTGGCTGAGATGTACCGCATGGCTCAGATGTTTGTATTACAGGTGCCTTACTGCTGTCAATAGTGAAGTAAGACACTAATCGTGGCCGTCGCCATTGCCATTATGACCGTTCGAAGGAGGCAGAGCAGCGGCACCAGAGCCCACTTGACGGATTGGACGCGGCATGTCGAGCACGATCACTTTGACACCAATGTCTAGCGGTGTGCGGTCCTCAGAGAACAGTTTGTAATACTTCGCCAGCATCTCTAGAGACCGCTGGGAATCTGCAAGCTTAATGCTCGTGACTTTCTTTCCTTCCATGCGAATTGACGCTACACAGGCGGCCATACGTTCATCTAGTTCACTCAACTTCTTAAACGTACCGTTTGGATTCACTAGATTGCGGGGATCAACAAAAGCGTGTATCGCCATACGTTCCAGCACTTTTTCAACCGAATAATCCATTTTTTTTTGCGAAGCGGACATAAACCGGGCCACAAGAGCCTTAACCTTGTGATTCCTTAGCATGCGAGAAGCAGTAGCTTCGGCTGACTTCTTGGAGTAACCGGCCGCAATAGCAGCTTGTTTCCCATTGGAATTAAGGATTACATACTGCCTCGCAAAGGTTTACATGCGCTCATCAGGCTTGCGGAGAGTACGTTTCACGCTCTGGAATATACCATCAGATTGCGAACGATAGGACTGGTACTCACAATCTTGTGTTGTGTTCGCAATTTTGCGTAAATAGTTCTTGACATGTTATTCGCAAATATGCGAACGTGGGGTTGCCACAGTTGGGACTAGAGCCCACGGTCGGCAGGAGCTTAAACGAAATGGCAACCAGTATCGCAGTACAGCAAGAAGCTTTGACTCGCGCAGTCTCTTCTCAATCTCTCTCAAACTATGCAGCGATCATTCGCGGATTTATGGCGAAAGGTTTCGCTGAATCCGAAATCTCCCCTCGTGAAAACGTCTTCACTTACAACGCATGGAAAGCACTCGGACGCCAGGTTAAGAAGGGCGAGCACGGTGTACGCTGCCTTACCTTTATCGTGCAGCGCAACAAGCGCACTGGCCGCGATGAAAAGCGCCCCTGGACTACGACCGTATTCCACATCTCGCAGACGGAAAAGGTTGGAGCCATCGCTTGCAACGCAGCACTGGACGCCACCGACGAAAATACTCCGTACGCAGGCGAAGAACACCCGCGCGAATGGAACATCGCAGAACTGGCGCAGGACCGTGTAAACTCCCGCCGTGCTGCACGCATAAACTCTTTGCAGATTGTTGACCACGATGCCACACCGGAGAATGTTCCCTTCGCAGGCGAAGACGAAGCGAGCCGCGCGTCAGGACTTGACGACGCGATTGCAGCGCTGTCCGCTCCGCTCAGTATCGAAGAGATGCACCAGGAGCTCGCCACATCCGGCGCGCGCTTCGAGCACATCAAGACCGGCGAAGTTGACTGGCTCTTGACGCCTGCCACGGCCGAGTCCGAAGTTATTCCAGCGCCAGCGCCGAAGGATTCAGCCTATGACCGCGCCATGCGCGGCGAAACCGTATCTATCATGGAGATAATTTCCGAACAGCAAGCTGAGTCCAAACCCGCGCCCTGTATGCCGTCCTATTCGCGTTCTTTCCCGATGCGCACACGCGCACAGTCATCCTTCCAGACGAAAACGGTGGACTTCTAATGGACACCATAACCGCAGCCATTCACACCACAGCCGTGCAGTTAATCACGAACGCACCCGGACTTCTGGCTGTTGTCTTGTTTGTTCTGTTTGTGCGGTATGCAGCCTCACGGCTGGGAAGGAGCTAGACGGTTCGCCAGCGCTGCTCTGGTAGCGCTGACCGATTGCCTAGCAATCGAAGCCCACAGTGGACAGCCGAGTCACGGTAGGGCAAAAGGAAAAGCAAATGGAACTGTTCAAAGCAAACAAGCAATGGAGCACCAGGCCGGATGATGAGAAATTCGCCAGCCTGGAAGACCTGTACACCGCAACGCGGCACTATGCCGACATCTCCCGCGAGAAGCGTATGCCGTTCGCAGACATGCGCGTCGAAAACGTAGAGGGTGATGTCCAACTCGTCGGCAGAGCGGGAATCCCCGCGAAACTGACACATTGGGCTTTCGGCCAGCTCTGCGCACGCGTCGAAGCACCGGCAAACTACTTGCGCGACCTGCCTGCAACGCTCGCATGCCAGAATCTAAACCACGGTCTCGCGGCCCGCATTTCGAACAGCAGCGCGAACGCAATCGCGAACCTCATGTTTCACGAGAACGGCGGATTGCTCCTCCGCTCTATCGTGACCGACGACTACTCACGTATTTGGAACCACGAAGTAGTGGAAAGGCTTGTCGGGCTGCAAGAGCAGGGCTGGCAGCCTGCAGGCGTGGACATTCGCGGCAAGTCCGACGACAACAAAGAGAATTTTGACCTGTATGCTTCCGACCACGATATGTTCGCGTTCCTCTGCAATGCACAACTGACCGTCGAAGAACGCGGCTCAGATGGAGCAGTCTACAAAGGCGTTATCGTGGAAAACTCCGAAGTCGGAGCCTCAGCGCTCAAACTAACCCGCTTCCTGTACCGCGAAAAATGTGGGAATCACATTATATGGGGGGCTTCGAAAGTCGTGGAGATTTCCGTACGCCACGTTGGCGATGCGCGCGGCAAGTGGTCTCAATACTTCGCGGCCGTCCGCAAGTACGCCGACGAATCCACGTC